TCATAATTCATATATTTGTAAATTATATTATAAACATTTACGTAGTCACCTATTACACCTTTCTCTTTTTTATGTAACTTAAGTAACTTCTTTAACAAAGTAACGTTTCTAGTTATTGCTGCGTACTCAAAACTTTGTTGTATTGACTCAGCAGAATCTAATTGTAAACACCACTTCTCCATCTTCTCACGTTGTTCGTCTGGAAAAACATAATAGGAGAGTCTCAAGAGCTTTCTAAACCCGATGGTCCCATCCTTTTTAAATTTAGACATACATTGCTTTGACGCTTCTATTTTTTCTGCAACGCTTGAAAATGTTATATCATCTCGATCATTAATAGTATCGCATATCTCTCTATGAAACCCCGGCACTTGAAAACCCTCCTATGCTGTATAAGAAAATTTTGGTATAATATAATTATAATTCCAATGTTTACTTTTGTAAACAAAGATTGGGTTGAGAAAATTTTTGAGGATGTGTAAAAATGATTGACTACTCTCCATTACATAAGACACTAAAAGAAAAAGAAATGGTGATCAGTGATCTAAGAGGTACAATTCTTAATTCAAGAACAATCGCAAACATTAACAAAGGGATGTCTGTTAATTTAAGTACAATAGAAGATATCTGTTTACGTCTAGACGTACCTATAGAAAAAGTAGTTAAAATTGTGAGTACTGAAGAGTAAAAGTTTTTAAGCCTCCGATATGAGAAAGGAGGTGATTACATCGTATAAAGTCGGAAGGTGCCGTATTCCCGAACTATGTAAGAAAAACGGCATTACACAAGCTGAACTTGCTAGAAGAATCGGCGTAACACCGCAATCCATAACGGATTATGTCAGCTTGCGTAATTTACCGAATGTGGAACGAGCGAAAAACATCGCTTCTTATCTACATTGTGACATCGAAGAATTGTACGTCTGGGAAACATGGGAAACGGAATAACATCTAATTAACGGGGAGATTTCGTATCTTCCCTCCGACCGCACCTACGTGAATTCACGTATAATAATCTTAATCGAACTGGCTCTGCATTACCAACTACGGCATGTAACGCCTTTACTCCGTCATTTACCAACGCTTCATTCGCATCTTTAAAACTACTTACATAACCATTTGTCAACCGTATTTTCCCGTTCAAATGTTTCTCAAGTTCTTTTCGGAGTTTCTCGCCCGCCGGGTCGTTATCTGCCACGATAACTAATTCTTCTATTGGCGACTTCAATATTAGTTCCGCTTTTTTCGCGTTAAACGACGAACCTCCGTTTGCCAATCCGAAAACCCCAGCCGTCATAAACGACATCGCATCTATTTCCGCTTCACAATATACTGCTCGTTTAATGTTACGTCTGTAAGCGATGTTCAATCCGTATATCAAGTCGCCTATTGGAACTGCGTCCTTTTCGTACCAAAACGCTTTGCCGCGCGTTTTCCGATACTTAATATTCGCCAATCTTCCGTTTGTATCAAACCACGGAATTACAACCGCCTGCCTAAAACGGTCGTAACCGATCTTCATTTGCTGTTGCACTTCTTCACTAATACCTCGATCACCTAAATACGGATGCCTAAACGCATACTTTTGCAACCGACCAAAATCGAGGGGCTTGCGTTCGCCCTCAATGCGGAGTTTCGGTGGCTTGAGTACGAGGTTATCGTAACTGTATTCAACACCGTACATTTCGAGTAAATAGTCTTCCGTTTCTTCATACGTTTCATTTCGTAAATAAGATAACAATCTGGTAAAGTTGCCGCTTTCCCATTCGCTATCAAATGCGCCTGAGTCTTTCCATGTGCCAGCGTAATCCCCGTCTAAGTTAACGAAGAAGCTCGGTGTGTGTTCGTACCTGAAAGGTGAGGCTGCCATCAGTTTATCAGATGACCATCGTTCATTAGTCCATGTATGTTGCCGGAGTTCGTATTCGATGTCTACGTTTACGTCTTGTCCGCGAATCTTAATCGTTGCCATTCGTTACCCTCCTAGAATACCGAAGTAAATTGCTTCGCTGCCTGTTCGCCGGTGGGAAACTCTTTAATAACGCCGATCTGCGGCATGTAAATTATTTCAGCGGATTCACCTTCGCCACCGTCACGGCCTTTATTAATACCGATCATGCCACGGCCTTGCTTGGCGTCCGTATCCACGGCTATCAATAACGCGGCATCCTCTAAAAGCGCTTTCGTTTTCTTTACCTCGCTACGTTTAGGTAATCGTAATTCACGTTGACCGTCATCGTCTTCTTTTTCGTCTACTTCGTCCGCTTGTGTAATTGCGAACATCACCACGCCTGTCTTACCGGCTAGTCTACGTAGGCGCTTAGACGTTTCCGCCGCGTCTCCACCTGCCGTTTTCGACGTATTCTTTTCGTAATCTAAGTAATAGAACGGATCGACTATAACAACATCAGCCTGCGTTTCTATGATATCGACTTCTAGCTGACGTAAATCCCTTCGGTGAAAGTCATCATCGTCTACGCCCCGTACGATAATATTACCCGGTAGTATTTCGTTTATGTTCGCTAGGAACGTTTTAAATCCCGCTTCGAATTCCTCCGATAGTTTACCGTGTCTAACAGCTTTCGAATCAAAGCCTGCTTCTAAATTTACGCCATCTAACTCAGCTACCGTTGCACCGATACGTGAGGAAACCGAAGTATATAAACGGACCATTCCTTCGAACCACCCCATTTCCATTAACCAGATAAGTACGTTCGCTCCTTGAAACGCCATTTCTACGCCTTCTTCGATAGTCGTTGCGGATTTACCACGCCCTGACTTTCCGTAGATTGTGTAAACGTTCGAGCTTACATAACCGCCTATCGCTTTATTGATGAATGGAAAACGGGATTTCCAAATACGGTATGATTCACCTTTCTTACGACGTTCGTATTCCTCTAAGAACTTGTTCGCATCAGCCTTTAAACTTGTTCCTACCTTATCACGAACGTTTGTTCTAATTATAACTCCGTCTACTTTTTCTCGCAACCATTCTAGGAAACTATTTCCGTCTTTTTCCTCAAACTGGGTAGGCGCTTCGTTTTGCAAAAGATTCATCACTTCGATCTTAGCGCTATAAGACTTGATTTGTTTCGTTAAATACTCGAAACTATCCTCGACATTTGGTACGTAAGTGAAGCCGTCGACTTCTGCTACTAGTGTGCGAAAGTCGGGCGTTTTTCCTCGATTCGTTTCTACGTATTCGCGGATAAAACGAAACGCTTTACGCTCCGCTTCTGTAACAAAATCTCGTTCTGTTACATGGTTAAGCTGTACGGGGTTAGCGGTATCTACCACTTTCGATAAAAGCATTTCTCCGTAGTTCATTCGTTTCCCTCCGTTTCTAGTGAGTTAGTATTTTTCTAACTTCTTATATTTTTGGTGTATATACTTCAGCGTCTTAAAACTGGTTTTTCTAATACTCTTTTTACGTCCTATGCGACACCAAAAAATCGCTCGATATCTCGTCTGCCTCATTCCGTTCCTCCTCTTATATTACGCTCGCCTATCCTGACCGTCATTGATTATATATTTCCTCGGACCGCTCGCATTCTCTCCGCCATCCTACGCTTCTGATCTTCGCTATACTGGCGTACCTTCTTCATACTTACTTGCTTTTCTTCTAACGTACATTTCACCGCTAGCGGCTTTCCTTCTTCGTCTCTTTCGATAACTGTAACGTTTTCCTCACCAACCAAGGCTACTAGTTTACGAATGTGTTTAGGAACGCAAGAGTATGCGCTCCATTCCTTCGTTTCGTTGTCGTACGCTAGTACCGTTTCTTGTTCTTTCGTTGAATATGTGGTCATTGTTTAGCCTCCGTTTCTAATAAAAGGATTATTTTATTAAGTTTCTATAAAATGGTAATTAATATATAATTAAACTATTCAAATCTTAGGTGGTGAGGCAAATGACTGAAACAATCCGAATTGCTCTTTTCACTCTTGTAGGAATAAGTGCCATATTTTCTGTAATTAAAGAATTTCAAAAACCAGAAAAAAGAAAGTTTTGGATTACCTTCGAAACTTTAATTCTGATCGGGGCAGCCTGGATGTTAATAGGACTTCTCGTGTAACCTACATAATTAGTAACCCCTTGAATAAAACTCAACATTCTGTCAATACTATAAATACAATCTTTCTCCAGTTCCCCATTGGAGCCGAGCAGTTAGCTTTTGCTAGCTGCTCTTTTATCGTTTTGGATGACCACACGCTTCTGTATAATCCCAATATCCTTTACATTTAGTTGAATTAGGTGTCATTTTAAAATCAGCTAAGCTTTCTGATACGCATTCCTTCGAATTAGAACGATTAGGAAAATACATATTCCAGTAACACTCTTTACAACTACATGTTAATTCTTGATCACCCTGTACTTGCGCCACTCTTGTAAAAAACGCTTCAAATTCATCCATATCCATTCCCCTTTTCTACAAAATGAAATTTTTATTAAAGTGCTTATAATTTATTTCTCAATATGAGACGTATGGAATCGTAATAATATAAATGGTAATATATAGACATCTCAATTATGTGTTTCTTTTGAAGAGAGCTTGTCCCCTGACACAAGCTCTTTTTTTATTAAAATAGCGTTTTTGTTTAGTATTTTTCTTCTTTCCAATCCCACTCATCCCATGTAGAGCCTGGCATTGTTCTACCTGTTGATTGCCCATATATTTGACGATCTATCTTAGCAAGAACTACTCTTTCTTCACCATCAAACTCTCCATCGTTTTGTACGTAAGCTTTTGCTGATTTAACGTACTTGTTATATTCTTTTATCGCTGCATTATAATCATCAGTAATTAAAACGATACCTTCTTCATAATCGTGAACCATCCACATGTTTATCTCCCCTTTTCTACTAAAATAGCGTTTTTGTTTAGT